GTTGTTGCAACTAAACAAGATACAGCTAAAAACCTTGTAACAAAGGTTAAATTTATGTATGATAATTTACCTTCTTGGTTACAAATTGGCTTTACAGAAAATAATAAATTAGCATTACGACTTCAAAATGGTTCTCAAGTAAAAGCAGTATCAGCAGCAAGTGATGCTGGTAGATCAGAAGCAATTTCTTTACTAATTGTAGATGAGGCAGCCTTTATTGAAGAAAATCGAATTGAGGAAATTTGGGGTTCATCACAACAAACATTATCAACGGGGGGTAAAGCAATAGTCTTATCTACACCAAATGGCACAGGTAACTTTTTCCATAGAATGTGGAATAAAGCAGAAGAAGGAACTAATGGATTTATTCCTATTAGATTACCTTGGACGGTACATCCAGAAAGAAACCAAGAATGGAGAGACAAACAAGACGACGAATTAGGTTTAAGAATGGCAGCACAGGAATGTGACTGTGATTTTACTACTTCTGGTAATACTGTGTTTGAAACAGAAATAATGAAATTTATAGAAGCTTCTAATATATGTGAACCTATAGAAAGAAGAGGTATAGAAGGTGGTTTACATATTTGGGAATATCCAGACTATACAAGAAATTATATGATAACAGCTGATGTAGCTAGAGGTGATTCTTTAGATTATTCTGCTTTTCATATTATAGACATTGAAGAAGCTAAACAAATTGGTGAATTTAAAGGTCAAATTGGTACTAAAGAATTTGGACATATGTTAGTTGCAATAGCAACTGAATTTAATAATGCATTACTTATAATCGAAAATGCTAATATAGGATGGAATACTATTCAAGTAGTAATTGATAAAGGATATCCAAATTTATATTATTCACCTAAAGGAGATGCAGCAACAAATGCAGATTCATTTTTAGCTAAAGGATATGATATAACAGACACAACAAAAATGGTTCCTGGTTTTACAATGTCAATGAAAACAAGACCATTAACAATAGGAAAATTAGACGCTTATTTAAGAGATAAAGCAATATTAATTCAAGGTAAAAGAACATTAGAAGAAATGAGAACTTTTATTTGGAAAAATGGAAGAGCAGAAGCACAAACAGGATACAATGATGATTTAGTAATGTCTTTAGCAACAGCATGTTATGTAAGAGATACAGCACTTAAATTTGCACAACAAGGAATTGACATAACAAGAGCCGCATTAAAAAACTTTACAAAAAGTGCACCTATGATTTACACAGGTGGGGTAAGTAAAAGAGAAGCAGGTTGGACACAAGATTTAGGAGAACACGGACAACAAGATTTAACTTGGCTCCTTGACGATTAATATATTTATAACAAACAAATAAAGCATGGCAGATACTAGTTTATTTACAAGATTACAACGATTATTTTCAAGTGACGTAATAATAAGAAACGTTGGTGGGAAACAATTAAAAGTAATGGATACAGGTAGAATCCAAAAATATGGAAATTTAGCTACTAATTCATTATATGATAGATTTACACGTTTACATAAACCTGTAGGATCATCATTACAATACAACCCAACACTTAATTATCAGTCAATGCGACTACAGCTTTATAGTGATTATGAAGCTATGGATCATGATCCTATTATCGCAGCTGCATTAGATATTATTTCTGATGAAACTACAGCAAGAAATGAATATGGAGATGTTTTAAACATTAATTCATCAGATGAAAATGTTAGAAAAGTATTACAAAATTTATTTTATGATGTTTTAAATGTAGAATTTAATTTACCTACATGGATTAGAAACATGTGTAAATATGGAGATTTTTATTTAAAAATGGAAGTAAGTGAAAAATTTGGTGTTTATAATGTTATACCTTTATCTGTATATGAAGTAGTAAGAGAAGAAGGTACTGATCCAGAAAATCCATCTTATACTAGGTTTTCAATGGACCCAAATGGGTTAGCTAGTGGTGCAACTAATACAATTAGAAGAGATATGTTCCAACTAGAAAATTATGAAGTAGCACATTTTAGATTACTTACAGATTCTAATTATCTTCCTTATGGTAGAGCATTTTTAGAACCAGCTCGTAAAGTATTTAAACAATTAATGTTAATGGAGGATGCTATGTTAATTCATAGAATTATGAGAGCACCAGAAAAAAGAACATTTTATGTTAATGTAGGAGCTATACCACCAGAACAAGTTGAACAATTTATGGCTGAAACAGTCAATAAAATGAAAAAAACACCTTACATAGATCAAAACACAGGTGATTACAACTTAAAGTACAACATGCAAAATATCACTGAAGATTTCTATATACCAGTTAGGGGTAATGATAATTCAACACGAATTGAAACAACTAAAGGTTTAGATTATGATGGTACTCAAGATATTGAATATTTAAAACATAAAATGATGGCTGCTTTAAAAATACCTAAACCATTTTTAGGATATGAAGAAGGAGTAGAAGGAAAATCAACATTAGCTAGTATGGATATTCGTTTTGCTAGAACAGTTGAACGTATTCAAAGAATTGTAGAATCAGAATTAACTAAAATAGCATTAGTACATTTATATTCTCAAGGTTTTGAAGATAAAGATTTAGTAGATTTTAAATTAGAATTAACTGTACCTTCTATTATTTATGAACAAGAAAAAATAGAACTATATACAGCTAAAACAGCAGTAGCAGGTGATATGTTAGAAAGAAAATTATTTAGTAAAGATTGGGTTTATGAAAATGTATTTGGGTTATCTCCTGATCAATATAATGAACAAAAAGATACAATGTTAAAAGATGCAATGGATACCTTTAGAATCAATCAACTTGAAAATGAAGGTAATGATCCAGCAGAATCAGGTATGTCTTATGGTACACCACATGATTTAGCTTCGTTATATGGTAATAAAAGAGATAAAGCAGTAGGCCCTGCACAAATACCAACAGGATATGATGAAAAAGAACCTGGACGTCCAGTTGAAAAACCTCAAAATTATGGTTCAGATCAAAGTAATTTTAGTAGAGATCCTTTAGGTAAAGGAGGATTAACACCAGATAGGGTAGAAAAACCATCAGATGGTAATAGAATTTCTACATTTGAAGTTAAAAATCTTAAAAAGTCTCTTCAAAAAGCTTTAAATAAAAAACAAATCTTAAAAGAAGAAAATGAAAGTGGTCTTTTAAGTGAAAAAAATATTAAGTCTTAGGAATAGGGCTATATTTATATACGATAAATTCGAATTTATAAAACATGAAAGTAAAACATTCTAAGTACAAGAATACTGGAATTTTATTTGAACTCCTTACTAGGCAGTTGACTTCTGATACTATTGCAGGAAATCAACCTAAAGCTTTGTCTTTTTTAAAAAAACATTTCAATAAAAAAACAGAGTTGTTAAAAGAATATAAAATATATCATACTTTAGCTACTCAAAAATATAATAAAGACGCACAAGCTACAATGTTAATCAACACATTGATAGAAGCACATGGAAAATTAAATAAAAGTCAGTTAAGAAGAGAAAAATACAATTTAATTAAAGAAATTAAAGATACATATAATGTAAATGATTTTTTTAAAGCAAAAATAACTGATTATAAAATAATGGCATCTATTTTTAATTTACTTGAAAATAAAAATGCTACACCTACATCTATTGTAGATTCTAAAACAACACTTTTAGAACACATTACTGTAAAATCTAAAACTACTAAAAAAAATTCTATTTTAGAAAATTATAGTAAACAAGATAAAGATACAAGATTAATTGCTTATAAAGTTATACTTGAAAAATTTAATGATAGATATAGTGATTTACAAGACAATCAAAAAACATTATTAAAAGAATATGTTAACAGCGTTACTAATAGCCCTGCTCTTAAATCTTATCTCAACCAAGAAATTAATGAAGTTAAAAAAGATCTTGCAAAATATTCTAAAAAAGTTAAAGACAAAGCAGTAGCAGTAAAGTTAAATGAAACTAAAGACATGATTAAACCATTATGTAAAAAATCATCTGTTAATGATGATAATGTTATTAACTTACTTAACTATTATGAACTAGTAAATGAGTTAAAAACAATTCATGGTTAGTCTTTTAGACATATATAATATTAAAGAATCTACTTTTAGTGAATTAAAAAAAGATAGAGATCCTGCCAGAGGAAATAAAGCTAAAGATAGAGAAAGAGATTTTAAATTAGTTACTGGAGAACCAGATCCTGAAACAGGCAAAATATCTTCTAAAGTAGTTAAAAAACCATCTGTACCTAACATGGTTAAAGATTTAGAAGCAGAAATTCAGGATTTTCAAAAATTAGTAAATACTAATCCTAATGATATAGTATTATTTAATATATTAGAAGAATTAAAAGATTTATATAATAAATTTAGAACACACGCAAGAAAAAATTATAGAGATGAGTAAACCATTTAATATACACGATTGGCAAGCTAAACAACGTTTAAATGAAAATTTAAACCCAGAAGTATCTAGAAAGGTAGATGGTTTTATTAAAGCAATGGCAGATAGATATAACTACTCAGAACAAGATGCTGTATTTGCTATTATGGCTGCTTTAAAACAAAGAGGTTTTAGTGGTTTAGATGAACACCACGCAGGTGATTATAATCCAGGTTTTTTAAAACAAACTGTAAGTACATTTTTAGATAAATTAAAGGAAAAAACAAACGAAGGATCAGATTATAAAACAGTAGAAAAAATAATGGAAAAACATTTTTCTGCTAAAAAAGAAATAGATGAAATGAGTACGTTAGGAACAGGCACTTCATTTAATGCTGGTTCAGGTGAAGGATATATGACACCATATGCTTTTAAAAAGAAAAAAAAGAAATAACATGCTATTACAAGAATATAGACCATTTAAAGTAGATAAACAATTAGTAGAAGCTTCTATTAAGAAAAATACACCATTAATAGTTACAGGTGTGTTACAAAGAGCAAATGCTAAAAACCAAAATGAAAGAGTATACCCAAAAGATATATTAGCAAGAGAAATTAGAAGTTATATGGAGGGTCCTGTAATAGAAAAAAGAGCATTAGGAGAATTAGACCACCCAGAAAGTTCAGTAATTAATCTTCAAAATGTATCTCATAATGTATTAAAATGTTGGTGGGAAGGTGATGATGTAATGGGTGATGTTGAAATATTACCAACACCTGCTGGAAATATATTAAAAGCATTATTCGCTTCAGGTATTACTATTGGTATTTCTTCTCGTGGTATGGGTTCAGTGTCAGATAATTTATCAGAAGGTACAGTTGAAGTACAAGATGACTATGATTTATTATGTTTTGATTTTGTTTCTACTCCATCAACACATGGTGCATTTTTATCACCTAAAGGATTAAATGAAGGTAAAATACAAGTACCAGAATACAAATATACAAATGTAAATAACATAATTCGCGATATTATATGCGATAACACAGGAATGTGTAAATGTTAGTTATGAACATTCAATTGTTCACTTCCTAAAAACTCCCACAAAAAGGCGTGGTTCTCCAAAGATCTAGTTATATGTATGGTAAACAATAAAGGTTACAACATATATTTAAACTCTATGAGAGATTAAAAAACATATAAAGTACTAT